GCTAGTGTAACTACCTGATCCTGGCTCATTCGGAAGGCAGTCCGCCATCCGGCCATCATTTGACCGGCTTCCTCAGCCGTAATGTCAAACGCCACACCCATTTTGGCCGCATCTGCTGCAAATTTGACCAGGTTCTGGCGTTCAATCCCCGCCTGGCCTCCAGCTGCCACTATCTGGGCCAACCCGTTAGCCGTCATTGGGATAGTGCGGCTGAGCTTTAAAATATCCTTCTGCATCGCCTGGAACTGCTGAGGTGTTTCAAAATCAACAACCTTGCGCACGTCGGCCATAGACGATTCAAAATCCATAGCCGCCTTAATTGGTACCGCCAGTGTTGCTCCCAATGCAATCGCATCAAGCAGCTGCCCACGGTAATGTGCTCTAGCCGCATCGTTATCGGCAATAGCCTTATCCAAATCAGCCACTTTGCGCTTGGCTTCTATTGCCTTATTCAGTTCCCTGGTCAGCTTGGCATTGTCTTCGGCCAGATTTCGCGTACTGACTCCGGCATCAGCCAGGGATGACCTCAATCCCTGCAGTTCATTCCGCTGCTTTGACAGCCGTTCTTTGAGTTCTCCCGCTTCTTTTTTGGCCCTTTCAAAAGCCCGTTCCAGTTCTTTTGTGGGTTTTTCTGCCTCACGTATTTCTCTTGCCAGGCGATTTACTTCATTCTGAGCAGCATCAAATCTCTTTTCAGTATCAAGAATCTCTTTTTTCAGTTCCTTAAAGCGGGTTACTTTGGTCTGAGCGGTGCTTAGTTCCTTTATCTTCTGATCAAGCTGCGTGAGATTTTTAGTCGCAGCCATAAAGGTTGTAGAAAAAGAAGAGCTCACCTTGCCGGCGAGCTCAAAAGCTATTTCATATACTTTGTTGGCCACGACGTCACCTCTTTTCAAATACAATAGTCTGCCACTCTATCAATTCCCAGATTGGCAGGCTAAGCCAGAAAGTTACTGGTGTATAAGTTTTTTCTCTGGAAAGAACCAAAGCTACCCGCCTTAAGGTGTTCCCGGGGTTTTTATTTAGCCCTACATTAGTAAAAAATTTTGAACCCGAAGGGTAACAACTGCGAAATCCTTGGCTGACAAAGCATGAATTACTTCTGCCGGAACACCGGCCGCTTTTGCTGCTACCGTGGCCAGATACCCCTTGGTGAGTTCTGCCACTGACGACATGACCCCACCACCAGCTACATACTCGCGCTCTGCATCCACCAGGTCTCCTCCAGTCAAACCATCAAGATTCAGCTGGAGTGTTTCATACGTTTTGTCTTCAAACGTGATCGGCTTAGAAAGCTTAATTGTATCCATAATGCCCTCCTTATAAGCCAAGGTCGCTACGCACGGTAGCCAGGAAGTCGGTACCGGAAATGTAACAGATATAATTGAATTTATCTATTTCAATCTCACGCTTACCGTTGACATAGACCTTGATGTAAGTCACTTCAAATTCATTGTTGGTATCGGTAGAAGTACCTACATCAAACTTACCCAGGCCGGCCTTTTTCGGCATCGCGCGTACCACCACACGAATCGGAACCGATTTATACTGCCCGGCAGCTGCATCATATACCTGCTGGGAGCCGCGCAGGTCAAGCGAATGGGCTTTTGGCTGAGCCAGTACAGCAACATTCTTTTCAATAGTGCGCCAATTTAGGGTAAGTCCCATACTACCGAAGTGGCCCAATACCGGGCTTTCTACCTCACCAGCTATCCCCGCGCCTTTGATTGTATCCGTCAACATTTCCAAATCAGGCAGCTGGACATCAGCCACGCCTAACAGGTCTGTACCATCCAAATAGACCCGAAAGCTAATCAGTTTCTCTGGTACAGGATTCATCTGCCACCCTCCTTAAAACAGACCCGCCAGGTATTGCGGATCATACTCAAGAATGAAGTCAATTTCCCGGGCCGGACTGGGAGGTGTTACATAGACGTGAAACCGCACTATTCCATCCATCAGGTCAGTAGTTGGGTTTTCAGTCTGCTGGAACTCAACCCGGCCCCCCAGGAGGAACCCACGCGCCGTAAGCCCATTAAGCCAGATGTTGGCGCTATCCAGAACGGTATCAATCAAACGGCGGTTTATCGGGAAATCAACCTTTTGCCAGAAGGTCAGGACCAGGGTGTTGCTGATCCAATTGATCATCCGACGGATCGGGATAAAGGAGTCTTTCGGATCCGTTACACCCGGATAACATCCGGTACGGTTCCCCCAGGCTTTCCACCCACCTATGAAGTTCAGGGCGGTAACAATTCCTTCCCCGTTGAGATATGCTGCCTGGTCAGGGCCCAGCCATACTTCTGCTCCATCAGCGGCAACAGCAGCATCCATCTGCAGACTCTTATTGCTGGGTGACATATAGGGAATATCATCGTTCTCACTGTCCGTCTTGCAGATCAGCCCAGCCAACTGCGTGGACAGGTGATAGGTTTCACTCCCCAGTTTCACCTTTGGCCAGCAAACCACCTGCAGCTCGTTGTTGTAGTTGTTGGTAGTCTTCCATCCGGAAACATCCGAATATTTTACTGCAGTAGCAACAGGAACATCAGTCAAAGCGATAGCCTTGAAATGCTGATTAATGTTTGAGGCCTTGGCTACCATAACCGCTGCGACCGCTGGATCATGCGACCATCCTGGAGCAAGTATAATGCCTGGCACCAACCGGAAACGCGGGAAAATTTCATTGATCAGTTCCAGACCTTCCAGTTTCCCGGTTGTTGCATCCACCCCGCCGATAATGTCATCTGCCGTAACTGCTGTGGGATCCAGTTTGCTGTAGCTGGCTTTCAATGTCGTTGCCGCTCCAATTGCGCCGCCAGATTTCACGGTAACAATCAGGTAACCGTCTTCATCAAAAGCCAGGGTGTAATCCTTATCCAGCTCATATGTGGTCTGGTCATCACTGGATTTGATGGCTACCGTACTTTTTACAATACCCAGAGAAGCAAGCTTGCCGACTCCGTTGGCCATGGTTACATCTTCCGTTGCTACGTCCTGTTTATGGATGGCAGGATCAAGCACATTTATCAAAACCACAGGCCCCATGTTAAACAAGCTGAAATGGGACTTCATGAACTCGCAAAGAGTATACTTACTCCAATCACTTGAATACCCAAGGGCCGACACAGCCTCCTGGTAGGTATAGCACAGGACCGGCTCATTAACCTTCCCCTGGCCGTCGGCAGCCAAATTTACCGGAGCAGTGCCAAATAGTATCGGCAGCCCTGCTGACACGGAAGCCGGAGGAATTACTGAACTTGCCTGTTCAGTAGTGTAAACGCCATGTTTATAGCTCAATTACTTCCCCTCCTTTAACTCTGCAGAATACCGCAGAATTTCCTGATAATACTGATTGGCGGCGGTTCCAGGAACTATAACACCTTTTTTGCCCTTTGCAAAATTTGAGACAGGCACACAGAGTTCCTGGATAGCCGGGCAGGCTTGAAGATGTTTCTTCAGGTGTTCAGGGTATCCACCTTTAAAGACCATAAACTGCTGCAGCCCGATGCCGGGAACGTTAGGCCCGCAATAAATAATCCGCTGCTTAGCGGCTTTTGTCTTTAACGGAGTATTTATTTGCTTATCGCCCGGAGTTTTTTTATTCGGGCCCTTATTCTTGGTACCCATACTCAACCTCCTCCACTTGTTCAACAGGCAGAGCCACGGTCCAGACAGTTACGATTTCCCCTATCCATACCGGATAAGGCGGCTCCTCAAACAATTTCCACTTTAACGGCAGCTCCATTCTGTACTTTTTCGCCAGAGTCCGAGTAGTTAACAACCGTTCTCTGATGCACAGCATAACATTGGCCGCATCCTTCCACCCGGCGATATCCTCGGAATAAGTCCCCACCAGAATCCTTACATTAACCTGGGCATTATCTGCATTATCCTCACCATCAGTAAGGCGCACGATAACATAAGGCACATCCGGAACATCAGTGGTTTCTTTCGGCGGCAGCCACCCCTCCACTACCTGAGGAGCTTTTTTATCAGAGCCCTTGCCGGTTTCAAGTGCAAATTCATCTACGACTGTTTGCAGGAAAGTACACAACTCTCCAACCAATAAGACAGGATTCATTTTACCCTCCTAAGAGACTATCTAAGAGACGGTTAATCTCATGTTCCAGACGCTTATTGAAAGCCTTTTCCGCTTCCAATTCAATCTGCCTGGCATATTCCCGTTGACTAAGGCTTTGCCCAATCATTTGTGGCACAGACGGTCCATACATCGTGCGGATGGGATACCGAGACGGTGTCACCCTTGTAACGACATGGAGCCTTCCGGTAGAAGTTCCTCTTACCAAGAAGGCTCCCGGTATTCCTTTCAGGCCGTCTTTTTTCACAGCCACGCGCCATACCCGAGGCGGCCGTTTGGGTCTGGGCATACTCGGGCTTACCTTGAATGCAGCCAGTTCACGTTTAGTGCCCCGTGACTTGATAATAACCCTGGTGCGATCCGGAGTTGCTTTCGTTATGCTGATAGTGCTGCGAACATCCCCAGCTTTGATGTGATACTCTTCCCGGGTTTGTGCGATAATTTTTGTCCGGGTTTCCTCGGCAGCACGGTTTAAAGCACGAGTGATAACCATCGGAGCCTGGTCGCCTAAGATACCCAACCTGCTGGCTATCTCCCGCTTTTGTTCAACACTTACATGAATCATGTTTCATTTGCCTCTAAGGTGATTTCCAGTATGCCCATTTCATTTGAAGCATTAGCAACCAGATACATTTTCCCGTCTAGGCGGAATACGGATCCTATTGCCGGGACTCCGGGCAAGTCGGCACTCTTTACATACACCACAACCTGCCCGGAATAAACCCCATCATAAGACTCATCGCGGTAGCGAAGGCGCTTTTTGGTAATATCGGCATCAATCACGACAGGTATTGTCTGCCCGTTAACCTCATGCAGTTCAGCAAATTCATCAATATTGACGAATATACTCAGGTCCTGCAAAATTGCTTCCTTCATGTTCATGCTATTTGGCATCCTTTGCATCGAGATTGAGCTCAAAACCGTTGTTAACCGCGTCTATCAGAGCCTGAACAATATCGTCTTTTTTGCTCTTATCCGACACTTCAATTTGTGCCTGTTCTGCCAAATCCAGCAGTTCAGCTTTAGTCTTGGCCTGCAATACCTCTTCCAGCGGCGGTTTTGGATCCTGTTTTAGATCCTGTTTTAAATCCGGCTTCGGCTCCTCACTTACCGGTACATATCTTTCAGCAGCTCCATTTGCAATCAATTTACCCTCAATTTCGCCCAGGGACACTATCATTCCGGCTTCCAATATGCCGCCTTTATAGTTTAAAGGCTTCTTTAATTTAACCATGAAGCCTCACCCCCCCCCTAATCAATTTTTACCCGGGCGGTGGTGCCGGCAAGAGCTGTCTCTTATACACATCTGAC